ACGCGCTCAAACACGGAGCCCGTGGGCTCTGGCGGGTTGACGGTGTTGGCCAGCTGGCCGATCTTCTCGGCCGCATTGAACGGCGTGACGATGTTGCCGAACAGGGCGCGCACCCCGTTGGCCATTTGATCCGTGAAGCCGGGCCCTCTCGGGATCAGATCATCGAATTCGATGTTGGTGTTGCTTGGAATCAGGTCATCGAATTCGATGGTCATTTACAGCCCCGTTGGATCAATCCCGTTCTGCCGTAGGCGCTCGATCACCTTGTCACGCGGCGCACCTCTGGCGATGGCCTCGCGCGCTCTGGCCAGCGCGGCAGATCTTGCTTCGGTGGACATTGTTCCTGCGGGTTGTGCGGGCGCCGGATTTTTGTTGCCACTTGGTCGGCCTTGCGCCTCCCACTGTGCAAAGGCTGTGGCAGTCGGTCGGCGGTTGTTCTCGGTTGCCCAGGCGTAGAACTGACTCAGTGCAGCTTGATCGATCTGGGTTTCCAGCTGGCCCGTGAGCGGGTTGCGTACCGGCCGCCCCCGATCGTCCAACGCGGGAATGCGCAAAGTGTTCAGAATCGTGGATGAAAGTGCGCCCTCGGAGCCTTCGGCGCCGGTACCGGGCCGGGAGCCTCTGGTGTTCAGAAATTCGAGTTCCGCCAGCGTCATATCCCGCTGGGCATTCGATCGCGCAGCTGCTGCATTGGATGCGTTCGCGGCTCCACGGTCGCGCGCCACCTTCGCGCCCGACTCGTCAGCAAACAAACGGCGCAGCGCCTCGTCAAACACCGTGCCTTGGCCGGTTGCTTGGTTGAGAGCCCCGCCAGTGTTTCCCACTGCGCTGAACGGCATATAAGTCTTGCCGGGCATGGCCAGCGTGTTCAGGCGGTTCATCAGGTCGATGTTTCCCACGTTCGCCACGGCCTGGTCGCGGATGCCTTGGGTCTGGATCGCCGTGCCAGCGTTTGCCAGGCGTTCGGCGTTGGTGTCGCCGGTCCACTGGAATACGCGCTGGGCGACCTGCAGGTAATCGGGCAGGCCTAAGTCGATGGGCGCCTGCCGGGCTTCATTGGTCAGCCGCAGGCCCGTGGCTTCCTCGCCGATCTTCACCGCGTTGGCCCCGGCTTGGTTGCCCATCATGTTGCGGTAGTAGATGTCGGCCAGGCTCTGCTCCTGCTCTTGCTGCGCGCGCTGGCGCACCGCCTCGCCCTGCAGCAATGCGCCAAGGCCGCCGGCAATGGCGCGACCCGCACCGGCCCAAGCCTCACCAGGCCCCCGGATCAAAGTCGTCGTCGTCATATCAGAAGCCCCCCAAAATGCCAGGCTTCAAACCAACGCCACCAGTGGGGCGCAAGCCCAACCCGCCGCTTGGTGATGCCAAATTGAAACCCGTGGGCGAAGCTGTAGCCTTCAGGCCTCCGCCGGTGAATGGCGTGGTCTTTCCACCAAACCCGCCAGCAAGCCCGGCACTTCCGCCCGCTTGCAGAAGCGCGCCTAGGAACATTTGTCCAGGGTCTACCTGCCCGGCTGCATTGATGGCGATTTGATCAGCCCAGGCCTGCCCTCGCGAAAAGTTGTTCAGTCGGTCTACGTCCATGCCGGCATCCATCAGTCGGATGCCCTCGTTCATGCGCAAGCGGCTGGCGCTGGTGGTCTTCCCCAGCAGCCGGGCCATCTGTTCCGCTTGCTTCAGCGTGTTCAGGTCACTGGCCGCCTTGGCGGTCAGGTAGTCCTCGGACACGTTGCCTTGCGTGGTCTGCTGGCCTTGGCGGATCGCTTGGCTCTCGCTGACCGGTGCAATCAGCTCTTGCGTGATCTGCTCGGCAATCTGTGCCTGCTCGGCTTGCCGCTTCGGGGTTTCGTAGTTGGCAGCTGTGTCCAGCGCCTTCTTCTCGGCCTGCATCTGCAGCCGTCGCTGGTTTTCCAGGCTTCGGCGCGTCTCGGCCTCCATGCGGGCCTGCGCCTCGCGGGCGGCGTTGTACTGCACCCCTGCACCAGCGACTGCCGCCACCAGTGCTGCGATTTCCAATCCAGTCATGGCGCTCTCTCCTTATCGCGTAGACGTGCCGCCGTAGGTTTTTGACGGGCTTGACACCCCGTACCACTGCTGCGCGTTTGGGTTGGCGGCAGCATTGCGGCCAATGTTTGCTTGGCTCATTAAGTAAGCATGGCTCAGGTCGTTGAACAGGCCGCCCACCGTGGCGCCCGCTCGGGCGCTTGCTGAGTTGGCGTTGTTCACCTTCAGGGCGTTCATGGCTTGCGATGCCGCTGTGCCGGCGTCGATGCCCGACTGTGCCAAGCTGATCAGGTTCGCCCGTGCCTGCTCGTCGGCTGTGCGAAGGTCTGCGGCCGCTTGATCAGCAATGGCGCCGGCGCGCATCAGGCCCTCGTTCGTGCGCCGGTTGATGTCGGCCACACTGTCGATCTGCGCCGATCCACCCATCAGGCCAGCACGGGCCAGCCCAAAACGGTTGAAGCGCTCGGCCTCGGTGGCCTGACGGTCCACCTCCATTCGGTTCAGGTCGTACACCGCGTTGCGCTGGTCTGCGTACAGGTTTTCTCGGGAATTGGCTGGGTCTCCAGGCACCCAATACTCCACGACCCGTTGCGTTGGAGCAGGGGGCGCCCTAAACCACAGGGTTGCGAAAGGAGAATTGTTCTCGGCGTCCTTGATCTGGCGGTACTCCGCCTCGCTCAGCTCTCGGCCGCTCCAATCAAAGTAGCCCAGGCGGCTTTCCTTGACTTGGTTGTTGAACGTCGCGTTGATCGCGTCAGTCGCCGCCCTGATGCGCGCTTGCCGCTCTTCCTCTTGTCGCCGGGCTTCTCCTGCCCCACCGTCGCCGCCACCACCGCCCATATCAAACTCCTTCCATCACAAACGTGGCCCCGCATCGGCGGAAGCCCAATCTTTCGTACAGCCTTACAGCCAGCTCGCATCCAGTGATCACGCCCGGCCTGATCTGCTTGGCGCCAGCCAGTCGGGCCCACCTCACAAAGGTCTTGATGAACCGCGCCGCCAGCGTCCCGCCTCGGTGATCTGGATGAATGAACAGGCCCAGCTCGGTCGCAATCAAGTCGTTGCCAAACCATGTAGGCTTGACCTGGCACAGCATCGCGCCCACCACTTCCCCGTTTGTATCCTCGGCCACCAGCACCAACTGATTTTTGTCGATCAGTTCCTGCACGGCTTCCTTGAAACGGTCGTTGTCGAAGTCCATGCCGGCAAACGTCGTTTCGTCGCGCATCATCCGACCCAGCACACACAGCGCCGGCAGGTCGTGGGCGGTGGCCAGTCGCAGCTTCATCAGATGGGCCCCAAATCGTTCCAGTGCAGGGTGATGGCATCCACGCGGAACGGCTTGTTGTCAAAGTTGCGCAGCCGGATGGAAAACTCGGTACCGGTGCACTCCACTGGAATCAGGCCACCCGGGCGGGTGTTGCCCTTCACCTTCACCTCGGGGGTAAAGGCGTCGGGGTCTCGCACATCGAAGCCGATGGACATGAAGCACGTGCCCTCCACCACCACATCGGCGCCCCAAATCTGCTTCAGGATGCCGGGCTTCTTCAGGTCCATGTAGGGCAGCTGAATCAGCACCTCGTACTGGGTGCCATCGTCTGTGCTGACTTCCTCGTTCAGCTTGTAAACCGTGTCGCCTGATCGGATGTACAGCTCTTGGCCCAGCTCGGCAAAGGCGTCCACCGGCGCGCTCAGGAAATACTGGCTCCACGCCGCAATCTTGGCCGTGCGGCTGATCGAGTACACAAACAGGCGGTTGCCGATCGCGCACACGTACTGGCCGGTACCGTAGAAGTAGAAGCTCTTGGGGCTGACGCCCGGCACCTTCAGTTCAGGCCGCACCAGCGAGTCGATGGGCGAACCCACGTCCACATCGGCCAGGCTGTTGGTGTACTGCAGGGTCGTGATCGATCGGAACCCGTAGTCACTCAGGAAATACAGGTCGCCGCCCACGTTGGCCACCGTGCGCGGGAAGCTCGTCCCCACGTTCTCCACGATGTCCTCCAGCCGCATGGCGGTCGGGTCGGGGTCTACCGCCCACACCTGCGCGCCGTCGCGCGTCAGCACCACCATCTTGTTCTGGTACACACCCAGCGCGTTGGCCGCCCGGTCACCCCGGCTGTTCAAGCCCGTCGGCAAAAACCCGGCGTCGTTGGCCGTGGTCCAGTCGCGCGGGTCGCCGGTCTTGGAGTAGCGCACCACGTCCGCATTGCCAGCGCCCACTGCAAAAATCTTGCTGGCGATCTTCAAACATGCCCGTGTATCGGGGCAGTTGGCGTCGGCCACGTGCGTGGCCGGGCTACCGTCCAGGTAGTGATGCTCTACTTGGCCGTCTGCGTACTGCACAGCGCAATAGATGAAGGCATTGAACACATCGGCAAAGGGCACATCGGCCACCGCCTGCGCACCCCCAGAAAACTGCACCCGGTTGGCCTGAAACAGGGGGTTGGCGTGGGTGATGGTCCCGCTGCCGTAGAACGTGTGCAGCTTGCCGAAGGCCGCAAACAGGCCCTTGGTACCGGGCTCCAGGTCCGCCACCTTGGTCAGGCCGGGCCGCTTCTGCGTGGCCAGGCCCGTGGTGACGTGCGCGTTCTTCATCTCCAGCAGTCGGTTCGCGTCCGACACGCTGGCGCCCTTGCGCAGATCAATGCCAAGGTCGAAGCGGTCAAAGTGGATTGCTGGCACCTTCAGCTCCTGAGCGTGTAGCCACCATTGGCCGTGCGTACCACCTGCGCTTGGCCTCGCGTGGTCTCACCCTGCATGAAGAACCGCTTGTTTTCCTTCTGACGAAACTTCTCCTTGTTGAGCATGTTCTGGAAGGCCGTGGCCGAAGCCTGCGCATCCGGGTGCCGGTAGTGCGCCTTGGCGTTGGCCAGCGCATAAAGAAACACCAGGCGGTCGGGCGCGCCAGGTCGATCGCTGAGCCGCTCAAAGCGCGGCTTGTCCGCGATGTACTCAACCATCAGGTCATAGGGTTGATCTGGTATCGGCCACAGTTCCATCTGCCCGTTCAAGTGGTCGTACTTGCTGGGCTCTTGCCGGATGGTGTCCAGCGAGCGGTCGTGTTCCGTGATGCCTTGCGTCAACGGGGTTCGGATCGTGTCGCTGGTGCGCACCCAAACCGAAATGACGCGACCCGGATCGATGGGCTCGTCTTCCTCGTCGTTGTTCCAGTCGTACAGAAACGAGCCCGCCACCAGCTTGATGACGGTTTTCTTGCGCATGGCCGGCGGCTCCAGCTCGCCAAACACGTAGTCGTGCGCCTCCTGCAAGAACGACTTGATCACCGTGTCGTTGTTCTTGGACGCGGAGCCTTGCGTGACGAAGCCCAGCCGGGCGCGCAGCTCGGTCATCAGCTCGCCCAGGGTGCGGTAGCGTTCGGTCAGTCCGTTCATGCAGGCCTCACGAAGTTGTCAGGACGATGCGCAGCTGGCCGCCCACCAGTTGCAGTTGCGCGTTCACGCTGGTGCGCCCGATCAGGCTGGCGGTTTTCAGCGCGGTGTCGATGCTGGTCACAGCGCCATCCACGCCGTTGGCGCCGGCCGGGCCGGTCGGGCCTTGAATGCCTTGGATGCCCTGCAACCCTTGCGGGCCTTGCGGACCTTCGGGGCCTTGTGGACCCGTGGCGCCGGTCTCGCCCTTGCCGAACTGCACGCCATCCGACCAGTCGCCGCTGGTGTTGGACAGCTTGAAGTACATGAACCCGGTGTCGATGGCCAAGAAGCTGAAGCCCTTGGGCTGCAGGTTGTAGAGGTTGCGGTTGGCGAACAGATCGCGCGCCTCGGCGTTGAATGACGCGCCGGTGTCGCCCTTCGGGCCTTGCGGGCCTTGCGGACCGGCAGGGCCTTGCGGACCGACTGGACCCACAGGCCCCTGCGGGCCGGTCAGGTCGTTCACCAGCTCGGGCGCCAGGCTGGCCAGCGTGACGATGGCGTTCTTCAGCGTTCCATCGTCGTTCTGCAGCAGGGCCGCATTGGCGCGCAGCGCGTTGATGGACAGCGCCACCTTGTCCAGCTCGGCATTCACCGCGGCATGGTCGGTGCGGTCCGGGTTGTTTTCCAGAAAGTTCTTGGTGCGGCTGTAGGCCGGTGCTTGTGGCATGGTTGCCTCTCAGGGTTTGATGTGGCCAGCACTGGCCAGCCACGTCAGCACGGCCAGCGAAGCCACGCCGACAATCCAAAAAAACTTCTTCACCACAGAGCGGCCGATGGACAGGTACACGTTCTCGATGACGCGCTCGGTCACCTTCTCCACCAGTTCCTCGATTTGCTCATCTGGCAGTTGGATGGGGTCTTTCTTTTGCATTTTGGGTATTGGTGTAAATCGAGTGGTCATGTGTCAACGCATGTGCGCCTCGTTAGTCAGGTCCGGTAGTGCTCGGGGAACTGGCGACGCAGATGCTCGCTCTCGTAGGCCGTCAGGCAGTGCGCCTTGTCTCGACCGAACGTGACGATGTAGAAGAACACGTCGATCAGCGGGCGCGTGACCACGCCTGGCCACCGGCCCTTGGAGCCCGTGCGGTGGGCGCGGGCGCTCATGGACTCATCCGGGTAGCCGCCCAGCAGCGCGTTGCCGAGCTGCGAAAGGGCGACAAGGATGTGAAAGATGTAGAGCCTCACAGCATCACCTGGTCGGCCGCAATAAACAGTTCATCCATCTGAGCTTGAGTGATGCCCAGTGCATCGGCGGCCTGGTTGAGGAACGGGCTGGTGCGCTGCCAGTGCAGGGTCTCGTACACCGCGACTTCGGCGATGGCCTTCTGCATCGGGTCTTCGATGGCATCCACGAACGCCACGACCTGCGGCCACAGGCCCATCTGGATCAGCACGACCTTGCCTTGTGCTCGGGTGACTTGCTGAGGGACAGGCTGAGCGGGCGGCTGCGCAGTCTCCACCTCCCAAACCCCGTCCCGGAAGAAAGCACCCTGCGTGGCCCGGTCATACACGGGCGGGGGCGTAGCAGTACGCCCCATCCAGTCAGCAGGCGTGGCGGCCTCGATGTGCTCGCCCGTGTGAGGGCTGAAGTAGTACTCAGGCATGTGCAACTCCTAGGTGTTGTTTCAGGTGGTGGGTGTCTGCCCACTGGGCGTGGCCCAGCCAGGCGGCGAGAAACTTGCGGCGGCCTTCCGTGTCGCCGGCTGCGTCAAACCGGCGCAGCTTGCGCTTGGCCCGTGTGACGCTGGACTTGCGCAGCAGCTTGTGCGTGGGCCAGATGCGGTAGCCGCAAAAGTTGACGCCTGCCTGCCATGGCAGCACGCTCCAGTGCGAAAACCGCAGCCCCATGTGCTGGCGGTTGGTGTTCGTCAGCATAGGGTAGAGGTAGTTCACAAACCCGTCGAAGCGCATCACCACGGCCATGGCGGCGCGCGGTTCAGGCTTGGCGGCGGTTTGGGCTGGCTGTTCCATCATTTCTTGCGAGGCTGCTTTCGCAGCCTCATACATGTTTCAGGTGGTCACCGGCGGCCCGCAACGCAATGTTCCAGTTCGAGTTCCACGCGACGTGGAACGAGGTGGACGCCCGAGAGCCGGAGCTCGCCGCGTTGTCGCGGGCGCCACCCAGCAAAACCACCCACGGATTGCCGTAGGCGTCACCTCGGTTGGGCCCCGCGATCCATGCGCTGCCGCCTGCGGCACTGTTGCCGCGAGCGAATACCCACAAATGGCCGGTCGCCTGCTCGATGCCGATGCGGCTGGTATAGCCCGGCTGCCGGGTAGTGAGCGGTATGGTGGCCGCTGCGCCGCCCAGGGACTGCGCTTCAGTCACGCCAAACATGGCGCTGCGGAATTCGTCAGGCGTGGGCAGGCGCAGGCCAAAGCTGGCGGCGATTTCTTCGCACTCGTACTGGCTGAGGCGCCCGTAGTTGGTGCTGCCGTTGCCGCCGTAGGCCAGCGGGATGCGCGGCAGCACCGTGCCGCTGGCCACGTCGGTGTTGTTGCGGCTGATGCCGTTGACGATGTGGTTGACCGAGCAGAAGTAGATGGCGTGCCACACCTCGGCCTGCGGGTCGAGCGCCATGCCGCGTTGCTGGCCTTTGCAGCGCCAGGCCAAGTCCCACAGGCTGAATTCGTTGATACCGGCGATGCGATCGACATCGGCTTGCGTCCAC